GTTGAACATGCATTGATTATTATATTAACCAATGAATAGATCGTTGCATTTTGTCGATAGCCTTTGTCAATATAAGTTTGATCATTCTCTGCATTCCAGATTATATTATTTCCAAGATAGTTGAAAACTGCTTTATTATAATCAATATTAGTAGCTTGATTATTCTTTGTTGTAATAAGGTTCCGGATCCTATCTAATAAGCTGGCCATATATTTTGATATAAGAAATTAAAAGCAAATTTACAAAATTTAAAACTCATTAGATTACAAAGAAATTATCTCCTTTTTTCCATCTTGAAAATACCATATATCTGAGAGCATCCATGCAATGATTATGCTTATCTCTTGGTACGTTTATGATCTGGCCATTCTTTGTTTTCTCCCACCAATAATTGTAAAATTCTTTGATCATGTTTTTGGATTGTTTAGATACTATGATCTCATGATCCTTTAACAGCATAATCCCAGCCATTATAGATCCAGCTCCTTTAGTTGCTGGTTTTACCCAGAGCTCTGTTGATAGGAAATCAATACTCTTTGGCTCAGCTGATTCTGCATAGATCAATTTCTGATCCAGATCATTTCTCTTTATGTAGTCAATGATCATTTGATTAGTGAACTTTGTTTTATACAAAATTTCATGGATGTATAATTTATTACCTTGTTTTCCTACCTCTACAATTGCAGTTGGATCATTCGTATATCCAAAATCTAATCCCAAATAAGTTTCATCCAGATCAGGGAACTCATTATGATCTATGATCTTAAAATCTGTAAAGATCTGCCGATCAGTATATGTTGCTCTCTGGCCTAATCCATAGATCTGCCAGTAATTAGGATTAGTTTTCTCCAGCCTTTCGATCTCTGCCTTGATCAATGGATCCAGGAAAGCATTATCCATATAGGTTGAAACAAATACATCTGCATCATCTCTCGATTCCAGATCATCATAGATCCAGCTGTTCGGATCTGATGGATTATAATCACAGATAAACTTGTCCTTTGTTCTCATGTTTAGCTGAGTAAAATCCTCCTTTGTTAGCTCATTGATCTCATTGGCATAGCATATTGTTCTAAATGCTCCTCTTAGTTTCTGAGGATCATCCAGGCCTCTAAACTCCAGGAGATGATTCTTATATCTAAAAGTGTTCTCTGATTTGTTATGGATCCCATGATAATAGATCTCTGTATCCTCCAGGATCTTGATCATATCTCTGTATATAGATCCTTTTAATGTTGGTAATGTTTTTCTTATGATCGTTATTACTTGAGGATCCTTAGCTGTTAATAGAATATAAGCTATGTATTGGCAGATGGCAACCGATTTCCCAGATCTTGATCCACCTCTATGGATTATAAATCTCTGATCAGAGTTTAGTGTTTCGTAAAATTGTTTATTGCATTCCTGGACTACTCTTTGCTCTTTGCTGGTTTCCATTCAATCAGTTTAGATTCGAGCTTAGCATCATGCTGTATCTCTTGCCTCTCTATATAGTTTCTCTTTTTGCCTTTGGTTTTTAAATAGAAAATTGTTGCTGTTGTATTACCCTCTGAGATCTGTTGATGTAATTTACTCTCAGCAAAATCAAGAGCTATCTCTGAGATGTCCTCAACTGATTTCTTAAACTCAGGATCCTTAGCCATGTAATCATAAAAGGTTGATCGAGCAACCTGAGCTGATTTACATGCTGTTGTAACCACTCCAAGAGATTTCTCGAGAGCCTCTAATAACTTCTTTTTTAGTATGTCCGAATGTGTAGGCATGTAGCAAATTTAATCAATTTATTCTGAATCCTTAATCATCAAAGGAGATAAGGTTAAATCATTGTTAAAGCAATAATTTTCCAAATAGGTTTTTGAAACAAATAATGGATCTAATGGATCCCTTTCGCTAAGATCTCCAAGATCTAATTTTAATTGATTATAAGCTCCCTGATAAATAGATCTATTGTTTTCACTAATATTGATTCTGGCTTGTAGTGAGAATTGATCTAACATTTTATCAGATCTTAAATAATTTGCTGGATGATTTTCTGGAGATGGATCATCATTGTAAATATCTGAAAGTTGCTCTAATTCGCTAATGTTTAAAATCATTTTAATTTAAGTATTTAATTATTACAAACATCATTGTTGGAATGATTGAATAAATATAATCAAGAAATTGCATATTTCCTTGTTTTAAAAATTTATCATAATACAACTCTTTAATGCCTGGTAATATAAAAGAGATAATTATCCCAGTTATATCTAAACCAATAATCAAAATAAAAGATATTACAGATCCATAAAAGAAATGCAATAATTTATCATGATCCTGATTCAATTTCTTTAATAGCTTTTTTATTATATTTTTTATAAATATATGTATATAGATTCCAGATCTTTTCAGATGCTTCTTTATCTGTTTTATAAAACTTATGGCTTTTAATAATAGCTCCTGAATCATTGATGTAAAGTGTTTTATATCCACTTTGCAAAGCTACAATATAAATTTTTATATTTCTTTTTAAACACCAGCTCATAGCTGTATATTGGATTGGTAAGATGCTCATCAAAAAGGAATTTTAGTTTTATTTAATATAGGTTTTATTTGTTGATCTAATTCTTTGTAAGATCCTCCAGCTTTAAAATCTGGAGCAAGATCAAAGGATCCTAAGGATCCATTATCTTTTCTTTTTACTTTGTCAATATAAACTCTTACGAGATCAGATCCAAATTTAGTTTTAGATCCCAGCTCTCTAACTACAACAATGCCATTAAAACATTTATTAAAGAAACTGGCTGATCCAGAAATATCATAAAGAGTTGCTTTTTTATATATGCCATTTTCTGATTCTAATTTTCGAGGATGAGCTATTAAAAAAAGATGAGTATTTGTTTGCTGAACAAATTGAGTTAATAAAGATAAGATCTTATCATGATAGGAATGATCTGCATTAAAATTATGGTTAAGCATATTGTATGGATCAATAACAAAAAGATTAACCCCTTTTTGATATACAAGCTCCTTAAAATGCTTTAAAACTTTTTCTAATGTTAAATCTTTAAGATCTATTTTGATCCAGGAGAAATGATCATTAATAAAATCTCTGGTATTATTTAGATCCTCAATAGAGCTGGATCTCTTATTTAATTTATCTGAGATCCTTTTAATATGAGATTCATAAGGATATGATTCTGGAGCAAACATTGCTGATCTAAATCCATGTTTAACTGCCATATTACAAAGGATCTGATCGCAAAAATCTGATTTTCCAGAATTTGGAACTCCGGTAATAACGCTCCACTCTCCCATAGATATTTTTAATAGATTATCAGCATTTTTGAATCCCATAGTAAAGTTTTTAATTCCAGAATTGTTAAAACTAATTACATCATTCCAAATAGTATCAAGATCCAGAACTCCATCCAGAGGAAAACTCTTTTTGTTGTTTTCTAAGAGTTCTAACAGCTTTAAAATTCCAATTGATACAAGAGCCTCATTAGCATCTTTATAGCCATTTAGATCAATGTATTTGCATCTGTATTTTCCTAATCTCCTGGCCAATTCATTTCTCAATGCCAATCCAGGATCATCATGATCACAACATAATATAATTTCTTTTTTATTATTAAAATATTTAATACAATTATCTAAATAATCTAATTTTTGAGATCCAGAATTTGCTCCATTCGGAACAGAAATGACATTTTTAATTCCAGCTTCATGCAATGATAAGGCATCTATTTCTCCCTCTACAATGTAACAGCTCTCTTGATCTTTGATTTGATCTAAATTATAAAAGATAAGCTCAGCATTTTTTTCAAGGGAAAAATTTTTCCTGGAATCTCTATATTTTATATTAATCAATTCATTATCTCTGTAATAATTAAAATTGATTGCTTTTGTTTTACGATCCAAAGCATGAAAATATTTCATTGATTCTGTAATCTTAAAATCAATCAATGTTTGCATTGTAATGGATCTTGATTTAAAATAATCTATGATCTTATCTGATAATTTACCAGGATTTATTTTTGGCAAAACATATTCAGTTTTCTTTTTAAACATTACTGATCCACTCCATTGGCAATTATGACAATTATAATAACCTTGATCAATATTTACTGATAAGCATGGATCTGATTTCTTTTTTCTGTTATGAGAACATTTTGGGCAAATTGTTTTGATTTGGCCAGATGATCTGTTTTTTAAGTTGATTCCTAAATTCTGGAGCTCGTTTATTATGTTCATATTATGTTTAATTTGTATTTAAGTTCTCTAAGGCTAATAAATTGATCATTTTTAAAATGATAGCTATCTCCTTTTATGTTTTTTGTATCAAAGATCATTTCATTGGTTGCAAATCCTATAAACTTATATGATCTGAATTGTTTTGAAAATGTTTTAAAATATGCAAAGATCTGGCAGTTAGATCTAAGATCTTTTCTGATCCTTAATGGATATTTAGATCCAGATGCTTTTACATCTATTGAAAATCCATTCCATAAGGCATCAAAATCATCAGAATCATTTGATTTTCTTTTGTTATGGATCGTAAAATCAGGCATAAGATTCATTTCTTTACAGAAAATATATTCAGCTCCAAAACCCATTTTATTTAATTCTAATCTTGATCTATTTTTATGAGCCAATGTTTTCAAGCCATCATAACCAGTTTTGATCTTGTTTTGTTGTCGTTGATTTGCAACAAAACTGATCAGATCTATTTCATGATCTACAAGATGATAGGTTTTATTTATTATCATTTCTGAGATGTTTTATCACTTCTTTAATATCTCGATCACTAAGGATCTGTTTTAAATGAAATTCAGTTAATATTTGATTATTAGTTTGAGCAAAAAGATTAAACTCTGAATCCAAATAGAATTGTTTTAATCCTTTTATTTTTTTATAAGCATTAGGCTTTGATTCTTTGTTAAACAGATCAGCAAACCTATCAATATATTTTAAGCCATTTTTATCTTTATTCCTCAGCTTTAACAATGTCAAAAATTGATTGCTCCAAAACTGATCAGATCTAAAATGTTTTACGATTCTATAAACTTCTCTAAGATCATAACCATCTAATCTCTCTAATTTATCGAGGCATTGGATCCACTTATCATTGTTAGCTTTTGTTTTCGGTTTAAACTGATCTGGAAATAAATCTATAAAATGAGGCATTATATTATTATATCTTATATAATTATTATTATTATTTATATTATTATTTATTTGTTTAGGATTTTCCGGTTTCGGTTTATCCGGTTTCGGTTTTCCAGGAACTGGTTTTCCTAAAGTTAAATGGAGATCATATCCAGAAAACTTGCCTTTAGATCTCAATTGTTTTTTTTCTAAAAAGCCATAATCGATCAATTCGTTTAATGCTGTATTTATGGCATCTCTGCCATTTTTAAAATGCCCAGCAATAAAAGAAACTGAAATCCCATGTCCAGATTTATGAGAAAAAAGCCAGCAATACAATCCAGAGGCTTGCATGGATACCCCCTTAGATCTAAAGATCTGATTTGGTATAGCTGTAAATTGGTTTAATTCTTTTGGTTTATAAATCTTTATTGACATCAATTAAGTTTTTCAATTCATCAGTAAAATTTCTCAGCTGTAAATAAACATTGACAAACTCCTCTAATGTAATATTATGATCTCCATGCTGTTCAAAAAGCACTTCGATCAATAGATCAAATTCGCATTTGGTTAATTTCCCAACAAATTCAAATTCAGCATCACTAACTTGAAATGATTTGCATCTGACTTTTTGAGATTTTTCGTTGTAGTAAATATAATTATAGATCATTATGATAGTATTTATTGATTAGTTCTACTGCATCATCATAATTGTAAATGACAAAACAAGCCCAATTTCGCATTTTAAGCTCGTTTAACCATCTTTCTTGATTTTCTGTTGGTTTATTATATTTAATTTTAAATTCGATTGCTAAGCCATTGTATTTGCTTTTTGGATCAAATATTAAAAGATCTGGAACTCCAGCCTTGACTCCTAAATATTTAATTAAGTATTGTTCCCATCTTGATCTTTTGCCCTCATTAGCAACATGAGTATATAAAAGATCTGGATATTGAAAATTGATATATGTAATCACAGAATGTTGGAGTTTATTTTCTTTAGTTAAATATTTTGCATAAGGATTCGGCATCTATTTTTTTCCCAAGATTAATTTGAACAAACAAAGCCTCCAAATTGGTTAGCTGTTGATCACAAATTACAACATTATCCTGGATCTTTAAAGTTTTTTGCATGCCATTATCATTAAATAAATAAAATTTCTCTGGATCAGTTACAGCTGGAGCTAAACATAAATGATAATAGGAAACCATATCTCTATGATATTCCTGGATCACTTTTGTAGCATATTGCTCTGAGCATCCGGATCTATAAGCCAATGATCTAAGATCTAATGATGGATCATTAGCATAGAGCTC